GTCCCGCGCCGCGCCGCCGCAGGGCGGGGCGGAGGCGGTCGGCGCGGTCGGCTACAGCGGCCTGTGCGAAGCGCCGGGCGCGTCCGTCGACGTGCTGGGCGCCAGCACCGGCGGCGCGTTCACCGGCTGGCCGTGCTCCATCCTGTTCGGCGGCAGGGCGCAGCCCGCCTCCGGGCTGCCCGCCGACGTCAAAAACGCCGGCTGGCGCATCCTGCTGCCGCCGTCCGTGCCGCTCGTGCTGCGCGCCGGCGACATCCTCACCGACGACCTCGGCAGGCGCTTGGCCATCGAGGGCGCGGAACTCAGCGCCACCGGCTGGCGCATCAACGCGCAGGAGGCACACACGTAAATGGCCGATCTCACCGAAGTCGCCCAGGCGCTGGTCGTCGCCATCGAGCGGGCCGCCTACCCCGGCGGCACCGCGCAGCCCTCGGTCGGCGGCTGCCCGATCCTGATCTATCAGGGCTGGCCGAACCCGCAGCAGCTCGAAACCGACCTGCGCGCCGGCAAGGTGCACATCTCGGTCTTTCCGCGCCCCGGCGACAAAGTGACCTCGGTCATGCTGGGCGACACCGAATGGGCCGAGCAGAGCAACGACGGCGCGCAGGGCGTGAGCGTGCGGGAAATCCGGCGGCAGACGCGGATCTTCCAGATCACCGTTTGGGCCGGCTGCCACAACCGGCGCGACCCGGTCGCCGCCGCCATCGACGCCGCGCTGGCCGCCGTCACGCGCCTGGCGCTGCCCGACGGCTCGCGGGGCGTGCTGACCTACGCCAGCTCCGCGCAGGACGACGACCAGCAAAAGCAGGGCATCTACCGGCGCGACCTGCTGTATGCGGTCAATTACGCCACCACGCAGACCGAGGCGGCCTACGCGGCCACGGACATCAAGGTCAATTTCACCATCGGCCCCACGCCAGAGGCGCAAGGCCCCACCACCACAACGCGAGGCACATCATGAAGCTGCGAGTCATCCAACCCTTCGGCGACCACAACGTGGGCGAGCTGATCACCGACGAGGCCGAAATCCAGCAGGTGCTGGCCTGCCCCCAGGCGGCCTACGTCGTCAAGGTTCCCGACGAACCGGCGCCCACTGCCAAGCCGGCTGCCAAAAAGTAAGCCGGATCCTCAACCACCCCACCCCACCCCCGCAAGGCGTCGCGTCCGGCGGGGGTTTCCTATTTTGGAGGGCACACCCATGCCAGTCAGTCAGCAAGGCGCCATCAACACCACGGCGCTTTACGTCCCGGACGTGTACGTCCAGATCGTCCCGCCGTCCGAGAACTTCATCAACGGCCTGGCGACCAACATCCTGGGCATCGTCGGCACCGCGCAGTGGGGGCCGGTCAACGCGCCCACCACCTTCGGCGATCTGGCCGGCTTCGTGCAGAAGTTCGGCAACATCCAGACCCGCAAATACGACCTGGGCACGGCGGCCTGGGCGGCGGTGCTCAACGGCGCCAACAACCTGCGCGGCGTGCGCGTCACCGACGGCACCGACCTGGCGGCCAGCGCCGACGTGCAGACGGGCTGCCTGACGCTCACCGCCATCTACACCGGCTCGCTGGGCAATACCCTGCAAGCCACCCTCGCGCCCGGCAGCGCGGCGGGCACATGGAAGATGGTCGTGGCGCTGCCGGGGCTGGTGCCGGAGGTGTTCGACAACATCGGCGCCGGGCTGACCGGGGCCAAGCTGTGGGCGGCCATCGCCAGCGCCGTCAACAACGGCGTGTCCGGCCTGCGCGGCAAATCCGCCCTGATCGTCGCCAGCGTCGGCGCGGGCACGGCGGCGCCGGCCGCCGCCACCTACGTGCTGGCCGGCGGCACCGATGGCGCCGACGGGGTGAACGGCGCCACGCTGCTGGGCGTCGATACCGCCCTGCGCACCGGCATGTACGCGCTGCGCGGCACCTACGTCAGCGTCGCCATGCTGGCCGACTGCGACGACAGCGCCACCTGGACCGTGCAGGTGGCCTTCGGCCTGTCCGAGGGCGTCTACATGATCCTCGCCGGCCCGGCGGGCGACACCATCGACAACGCCATCCGCGCCAAGGCCAGCGCCGGCATCGACAGCTACGCCGCCAAGCTGCTGCACGGCGACTGGTGCTACTTCAACGACACCGCCAACAACCAGATCCGGCTGATCTCGCCGCAGGGCTTCGCGGCTGGGCGCCTGTCCGGCCTGTCGCCCGAGCAGTCGAGCCTTAACAAGCCGCTGTACGGCATCGTCGGCACGCAGAAAAGCGTCCAGAGCCAGACCTACTCGCAGGCCGAGCTGCAACAACTGGCGCAGGCGGGCATCGACCTCATCGCCAACCCGATCCCGGCGGGCAACAGCTTCGGCGTGCGCATCGGGCAAAACGGCTCGTCCAACGCGGTCACCAACGGGGACAACTACACCCGGATGACCAACTACATCGCCTACACGCTCAACGGCGCCATGGGTCTGTACATCGGCAGACTGCAAAGCCCGAAGACCCGCTCCGACGCGCTGGGCACCGTCAGCGCCTTCCTGTCCAACCTGTGGCAGCAGGGCATGATCGGCGACGTGAACGAGCCGCAGAAAGAGCCGTTCTCGGTGCAACTCGACAAGAACAACAACCCGGCCAGCCGCGTGGCGCTGGGCTACATGCAGATCGATGTCCGCATCACCTACCTGTCGGTGATCACCAAGCTGATCGTGAACGTCGAGGGCGGCCAGTCCGTCAAGATCAGCGTCGCCAACGTCACGCCGCAGTAAGCGCGGTCACCCCTTCACCAACCCCACTCACCAACCCCGCCACGGCGGGGTTGATCGTTTTTAGGAGCACCAGAAATGAGCCAGAACGGGTACAGCATTGGCCGCGACGTCACGCTGACCATCATCCTGCCGGACGGCAGCAGCCTCGGGCTGGGCAAGGTCACCGGCTTCGATTCCAAGCAGGACACCACCGACCAGAAGATCAAGGGCATCGACGGCATCACCGACCACCTGCGCTTTTACGAAGGCTGGTCGGGATCGTTCGAAATGGAGCGGCGCGGCCCCGAGGTCGATGCCTACTTTGCCAAGCTGGAGGCCAATTTCCACGCCGGCGCCGATGAACCGCCCGCCACGCTGCAACAGACCATCGTGGAGCCGAACGGGCAAGTCTCGCAGTACCGCTACGAGCGCGTACTGCTGAAATACGACGACGCCGGCAAATGGGGCGGCGACAAATCGGTGCACCAGAAGGTCTCCTTCGTGGCCTCGCGCCGCCTCAAGCAGGCGTAAGCGGCCCGCCCGCGGCCTTTCCCTTTCCATCCATTCCCAGGACCCTCCATGCCGGAAACCGAGCAAAAAACCACCCAGATCGGCGACACCAAGATCACTCTCGCGCCGTCCGCGCAGATCGTGAAAGCGTCCGCCGTGGACGTAACCGTGACCGATGCGCTGGGCCGCGTCATCCGCCTCAAAAAGCCCAACCCGCTGGCGAACCTCGACTTCGCCAAGGCGGCGGGCGGCGAGCGGCTCAACATGCTGTACCTGACCGAGGTGGCGCACCTGAAATTCGTGGCCGGCATCGACGGCGAGCCGGTCGCCACGCCCCGCACCGATGGCGAGCTGCGCGCCCTGTACCAGCGCCTGGGCGACGAAGGCAACGAAGCCGCCGCGGCGGGCGTCATGAAGAACTTCGTCAAACCCGACGAAGCCAGCGCCGAGGCCGAACTAAAAAACTCCTGACGGACGCAGCCGCGAACGAATGTTTGTGGCTCGTCCATAACGGGGTGCCGTTCGACGTCGCCTTTGCCCTCGACGACGTGCGGCGGCAGTGGATGGCGATCAAGTTCAGTGAGTTCCAGGGCGCCGAATTCGACCTCAACACCATGAGCTTCAAGGACAAGCGGGAATGAAGGAATTCGGCAGCCTCGCGGCCTTCGCGGATCACCTGGCCGCGCTGCAAGCTGGCGTGACCGCGCAGCTTGAAAAAGGGCTGGATCGCGCCGCCAAGCGCGTGCAAAAAACCGCCCAAGAGGAGATCGGCCATTACCAGGAAGCGGCAGGCCCGTTCCAGAAATGGGAAGAACTGACCAGGGGCACCCAAGACGACCGCGAACGCAAAGGCTACACGAGAAACGATCCGGGTCTGCGCAGCGGCGCGATGCGCCAGTCCATCGAGCGCCAGCGGCAGGGACTGCAAGCGGCCGTCGGCAGCAACGACGACCATCTGGTGTGGTTCGAAATGGGCGCCAAGGCTGAACCGCGTTCGGTTCTGGGGCTGGCCGCGCACCGCGAAAGCGAGGCGGTCGGGCAGATCATCCGCGACGCGGTGGCGCACGGTTTGTCGGGCGGAGGCTAAAGCCCGAACATGCTCTCGATGGCGACCCACATGATGATGCCGCTAACTGTCGCATCCCGGACGATTACATAGACAATAAACGCTACCCGCTGTTCATAGCGCGCGAGGTGATGCAAGCGCTGATTGATCAGTTGCAACCCTGATGGAGTCCCTTGCCATGCAGAT